AAAAATAACATTGCAAGATAAAACAGGTAAAATATTTGATATAAATATCGGTGACCTCTTTAATATGTATAAAAAGGTATTGTCAGATGACTCAGATCTTTAAGCCAAATATAGATGGATATAGAGTTCTAACCCCTGCAGGATTTCAAAAGTTCCAGGGAGTATCATTTGTTGCAGTTAAGACAACCATCAGATTAAATTTTGAAGATGGGAAATTCATTGAATGTACCTCTGACCATAAAATTTATGTATCGACTACTAAATCAAAACAGGCATGTCGTATTCGTGTAGGAGAAGATGTCCTATCTAAGGATGGGCCATTAAAACTATTATCTAAGACAAAATTAAAAGATAAGGTTCCAGTATATGATCTTATTGGGGTTGAGAATGGGGCAAGATTTTATGCAAATTCGTTACTCGTATCAAACTGCGAACCAATCATTTTTGAGGAAACATTAATCAATGCACTGCATTTGGCTAGTATGACTGGTAAGGAACCAGTCGAGAGACAAGGTCAAATCAGATGGTATAAGCAACCTAAAAAAGGAAATACATATTTAATCGGGCTAGATCCGAGCTTAGGGACTGGCGGAGATTTTGCAGCTATACAGATTTTTGAACTCCCTTCAATGGAACAGGTAGGAGAATGGCAAAACAATAAAACCCCTATTCAAGCACAGGTTCGATTGATAAAAGATATCGCTGACCATCTTTTTGAGATTACTGGCGACCAGAAAAGCATTTATTATAGCGTCGAGAATAATGCAATTGGCGAAGCAACTCTTGTTGCGATCAATGAGTATGGTGAAGAAAATATTAAGGGTTATTTCTTATCTGAATCAGCTGGCAAAGGCTCGGCTAGAACATACAGAAAAGGATTTACAACAACCAAAACCTCCAAGTTAACGGCGTGTGCTAAGATTAAGCAATTAATAGAGTCAAAGCGTATGACTGTCAACAGTAAGAATTTAATCAGCGAGCTAAAGACATATATATCAAACGGGGCATCATATAGTGCCAGAAGCGGAGATACAGATGATCTCGTAGCTGCATTATTATTAATCACTAGAATGTTACAAAATATGCAATCATATGACGTCAACTTAGACATCCAAATGCGGGGAACAGATGAACCAATAGTAATGCCTTTGCCCTTTTTGATGGGATAATTATCAATAGTGATAAATATATTATCAAGACCTAAATTAAGAGAAATGAGATAAAATATGGCACATAATATTAACCGCATAGCAGAATCGCTTTTTGAAAAAATACGAGCACGTTTTGAAAAAGTAAGTATCGCTGATTCTTCTGCAAAAACAACGCTAGATCCGAGCAAAGCCCGCTACCTAAATTTCAATTTTGTAGATAAAGAAGGGGCAACTTTTGGAAACGTTGAGATTAGCATTGCAGACGAAGAATCTATAAAGATAACATACGGCAAGAATATTACTGCCGATTTAGACGATGATCAAAAAGAAGAATGGTATAGATTCTTGGCTGATATGAAAAACTTTGCAGTTAGAAATCGTCTAAAATTTACCCCACACGACATTAGTCGCAGTCTAACTCTAGGTGATAGAAAACAGCAAGCAACTACAGCAGGACCAGTATCAGCGGTTGACGCCGCAATCGATGAAAGCAAACTATATGGCACAACTAAAACAAGCTATGAAAAAATTAATCCAAATACTCGCCTAATTATTCGCCACTCTGGGCCAGCATTACCATACGTGCAAAGGGCATACCAAGAAATGAAAAATAGACCAGCAGTCGAATCGCACCTTGAAGAATTTGAAGAAAATTTAGAAAAGATTGCTGAAGGATCGTGGGCATTGCCAGACGATGAGTTAAAAGTAAAAAAATTACAAGAATTAATGGCAGATGTGTTGCCTGCTGGTGTGGATGGTAGCAACGCCACTGGCGCACTGTACGATGTTATTGGTGATGATGAATTATTTGATAAAATACACGATGCATCAACTGGCTCACCAGATACAGATGTTAGGCCTATAATTTATGACTGGCTGCAAGCTAACATGCCTGACGTGTTTGAAAAAGTTAAAGCGAACATGGAATCTGGTGGAATCGACCAGAACAAACCGGCTCCGGAAGAACCAACGGATACAAATGCACAGCCAGCAGAAGAAGAGCCAACGGATCCAAATGAACAGCCAGCAGATGAGCCAGCACCACAAGAACAACCACAAGAATCGGCAGATCCGTTAAATGACATGCGTCGTTTAGCAGGTTTGCGTAAAAATTAATAAATAACATATACTGGGAAAAATAAAATGAGCGACGCAAACTACTACAAAAAGATCCACACAATGCTTTCAGAAGGTAAGATAAAAGATATCGACACTGATAGGAAAGAAAAGGCCGTGGCTGCAAAGAAAGAGAAAAAAGAGAAAAAAAAGTATGACTCCGACACAGACTATATGCTTAAGATGGCTGCAAAAGGTATAGCTGACGTAGAGAAAAAAGCTGACGTAAAGAAAAAAGCTTCTAACGTTAAAGAGTCGGGCGCAGACTTCTTCCGTAAGTATGCTGATATCATCAAAGAAGCAGAAGAATCTCAATATAGAACGGCCGCCGAACAAGAGGAATTTAATAAATTATCAGACTTACCTACCGAAAAACGTACCCCGAAAGTCGTCGCACGAATGAAGGAGCTTTACAAAAAGTCTGCACCAAAAAAGACAAAATAACACAAGAAACAGCGCCGCAAGGTGCTTTTTCATTTCTGGTTAAAATAAATTTCTAAATCTCTTGCTTCTTGTATAAATAACTATGTATAGTAGTTACATAGTGTAATTACTGTTCAAAGCAAACATTATGGATGCAGTACACTAAGACCATCTTAAATTACAAGGAGAAACACATTATGGCAATGTCATTAGCAGAAATTCGCGCAAAACTACAAGCACAAGAAAACAAAACTTCCGGAACAAGCAACAGCAGTTTCGGCTCAGGTGAAATTTATCCACACTGGAATATTGAAGAAGGGCAAACAGCCCGTATTCGTTTCCTTCCAGACGCAGATCCAAAAAACAACTTTTTCTGGGTTGAGCGTCAAATGATCAAACTTACCTTTGCGGGTATCAAAGGTCAGGCAGATAGTAAACCAATTATGGTCCAAGTGCCGTGCATTGAGATGTGGCCGGATATGGGTATGTGCCCAATACTTACAGAGGTTCGTCCGTGGTTCAAAGAAAAGGACATGGAAGAAATGGGTCGTAAATACTGGAAAAAGAAGTCGTACTTATTTCAGGGATTCGTTCGTGAAAACCCAATGAAGGAAGACAAGGTACCAGAAAACCCAATCCGTCGTTTTATCATTAGCCCACAAATCTTTAATCTTGTCAAGGCTGCATTGATGGATTCAGAGCTAGAAAATCTTCCAACAGATTATCAAAGCGGGCTTGATTTCACTGTTGTTAAAACATCAAAGGGCGGATATGCAGACTACAACACAAGCAAATGGTCACGCAAAGAATCAGCACTTACTGTAGACGAAGCAGAAGCAATTGAGAAATTTGGTTTGTTCAATCTGTCAGATTTCTTACCTAAGAAGCCATCCGCTGAAGATCTTGTTATCATTAAAGAGATGTTCGAAGCATCAGTAAATGGCGAAGCATACGATGCTGATAAATGGGGGAAGCACTTTAAACCGGCTGGTTTCCAACCAGCCGCAGATGATTCTGCAACGGAATCAACCACCGCAACTGCCCCTGCAACAACAAAGGTGGTAGCGCCAGTAGTTGAAGAAAAAGAACCCGTAGACAAAAAACCAGTAGCTCCTGCGGCGACAACTGATCGCGCCGAAGATATATTGGCTAGAATTCGTAATCGTCAAAAAACAGAGTAATATAGCGGCATAAAATGCTAGTCAGTCGACCTGTCTAGCATTTCTTCAATACAAGGAATATAATCATGGCTAAGCCTTTCGACGTAAGTAAGTTTCGTAAAACAATTTCCAAGTCAATTGACGGACTTGGTATAGGATTTAATGACCCAACAGATTGGATTTCTACAGGCAACTTTGCCTTGAATTATTTGATCAGTGGGGATTTCAACAAAGGAATACCATTAGGTAAAGTAACAGTATTTGCAGGAGAATCTGGAGCAGGAAAATCATACATTTGTTCTGGCAACGTTATTAAAAACGCACAGGAACAAGGAATCTTTGTAATCCTAATCGACACAGAAAACGCGCTTGACGAATCATGGCTTACTGCATTGGGCGTAGATACAAGCGAGGATAAATTATTAAAACTTAGTCTTTGCATGATAGACGATGTTGCCAGAACTATTTCGGAATTTATGAAAGAGTACAAGGTAATGGATGCAGCATCCCGACCTAAAATTTTGTTTGTGATAGATAGCTTAGGGATGTTGCTTACTCCGACAGACGTAAATCAGTTTGAGGCAGGCGAAATGAAGGGTGACATGGGCCGCAAACCCAAAGCACTAACGTCGTTGGTACGGAACAGCGTCAACATGTTTGGTAACTACAACGTAGGATTAGTTGCAACAAATCACACATACGCATCACAAGATCCATATAATCCAGATCCAAATATCTCAGGCGGACAAGGTTTCGTATATGCCTCATCTATCGTTGTGGCAATGAAAAAGTTAAAACTGAAAGAAGATGAAGACGGCAACAAGACTAAAGAAGTAAATGGTATTCGTGCAGGATGTAAGATTATGAAAACACGATACGCAAAACCCTTTGAGGATATTGAGGTACAGATTCCGTATGAAGAAGGCATGAGCCCTTATTCTGGCATGTTTGATTTGCTTGAAAAAAGACAAATGATAACGAAAGAAGGAAATAGATATGTGTATATTGACTTAAACGGCGAAATACACAAATACTTCCGTAAAGAATGGAATCGCAACGAAAACGGAATATTTGATCTTGTAATGTCTGAGTTTGATAAAAAATCTGTCACGTCAACCCCGGCTAACTCTGAGATTGATGACACGGTGGAAGCAG